ACGGCCGCACCAACAGAAGTGAACCAATCCAGCAACCAACTCCAAGGTATCAATTTATACAAGATACTTGGATCGGCACTTAGTCCTAACAGATCGAGGGATAACCCATCACTGGGAAAACCTTCGAACATGCTTGGAACTATTTCAGGGATATAGAATCGCCACTTTGACGAAAACCATATCCGTCGATCGTACGACTTAAGTGCTGGATTATTCACGGCCACATTCTGACCAGATGGATAGAGCTGAGAAGCTAGCACTGGGGTGAACTGGGAAGACGGCGCAATAGAACGCGCAATATTCTCAGAAAAACCACCAGAGTCTAACTCAAAACTCTTCCTAATGGATTTGCCGTTATGCGAATGTAACCAGCGCAGCTTTTTGTTGAGTTTCTCTCTCATCTTATACAAGAAGAGAAGATCCTGCAACATTGGCAATACGCCGAATGCACCGTATAAATAGGCATCTCCAGAGTTTCTGGCCTTTCTACCAGCGGATATAAAGAACTCGCGTACAGTTTTGACCCCTGTCCAGGGGCCACTACGAGACGCAAGCGCTTTTAGGCCCTTCATAGTTTGGGAAACCATACCTGGAAGGTCTTTAAGTTCGCCGATAGAAACACCCAAATTGTAAATTGGGTGTAGTGGCTGTGCACGTGCCCATCCTTTTGCGCCCCAGCCGGAAAGGCTGAGACGCACAGGCTCAGGCGACGGTATATATGGAAGAATTACCATTTTCCCGTCGTACGATTGAGTAGGCACGCTCTGATAGTGCATAGAAAGCGATTCGAACCTATCGATGAACACCTTCTTCTTGGTGACAACGAGAGGTCCGCCGCTTCTGTAAGGAGGACCGGGATGAACCTCATCATTGCAAAGGTGGAGACCAGTATATGCGGGAACGAATTTCTTGACACCGTTCGAGGTGCCAGCGAACTCGCCGCCGTACTGGATCCAGTATTTGCGTGATCGAGGACCGAAGTTCATGAGCGAGACATCTCTG